GCTAAACAAAGCGTAAGCGACGGAGTTATTCGGATAAGTCTTACGCAAAATTAAGAAAGGGATATTATGACAAGTTTAAAAGAAATAGAAAAAAAATATTATCCTATTTACTGGCGAATAGTTACAGATAATGAAGATGATATTGAAATAAAAGATAGGCAAGGAAAAGTTATTCCTAAAAACTCTAAAGTCTACGCTTTGGAAAGAGATTTTATTGAAGAAAAAATATCTAAAGAATTACAATTTAGTGGTGAAATTATTTGTATATAAAAAAGAAAGGAAAATAATATGCCAAAATTTACAATAATACAAACTTATAAAATGCAAGATATTTGGAAAAATGTTGAAGCAAAAAATAAGGAAGAAGCAGTTGATATCTGTATGGCTGGTAAAGATGTAGATGAAAACAATCCAGATTACACAAATGATATTATTGAAATTTACCAAGAAGAACTTCATTATGTGGGAGGAGAAAAATGAATAATAATGATGACGCTAATAAAATAAAAAAATTGTTAGGTTTGAATGGAGATGAATCAGATAGGTTCGGCTATTATAATGTAACAGATGTCCTTATTGCTTTGATGCATTTTTGCGATAGGGCAAGTAGCATGGAAGAAGATGTAGCTGAAGTGAATTGGGATTTTGATTCACACTTAATGGCAGCTCGTGAAGGTTATGAACAAAATAAAAAAGATGAGGGAGAAAGTTATGCATATAGATAAATTTGTAATTAACAACATTGGTACAAAATGGACTAATGGTAAAAATAAAAAAAATCAGTTGCTGTGTAAACTTGAGGGTAATGATGGCATTGATTTGAAAAAGTTAGTGCCTTTACTTGAACAATGGCATGAAACTATTAATGGTGAATGGGCAACAAGAGACATTGAGTTAACAATAAATGTCAAAGAAAATGAAAGGGATTAGATGTTTATAATTTTTTTCGGTAATTGGTTAAGTTTAATTTTACTTATTCTAATTTATTGTTTGTATCGATGACTTCATATTCAGCATTAACAATATTATTATCCCGTATCTCTTTTAACTTTGATTCAAGTTCTTTCCTGGTCATGTTATCAAGAGATGCGGTTACTACCTCTTTTCTATCAACATAAAACCCCGCTAACTGACCTCTTCTATATTCAGCAACAACAGCTGGTCCAATCTGTCCATTTTCAACAGCTTTTTCTCTTAACCTAGCCAATTCTCTTGAATGTCTCACAACATCTACTTTTGTAGCTTCTGCATATTCTCTTTGTAAATTTTCAATTGCCTCAACTACTTTAGGATAATATTTAGGATTACGAAGATTACAAGCTGCTGCGGTTGCACTTTTTTCTGAATATCCGGCTTGTTTTGCACATTCAGTAGGTGTTAATCTACCATTTTCTGCACAAAAGATCTCAACAAAAGCTTTTTGTTTAGGACTTAAACCATCTCTTATTTTTGGCATAATATCCTAATTATATGTATTTTTTTTAAAAGGTATAGTTATATTTTACCCTACTTATTTATTAAAATCTCAGTCTGATGGAGGCCATGTTGGTATTGGAACAACGAATCCATTAATACCAGTTGGAGCAGGAAATACACATATATTAAATGTTGGTGTTACATAGATGTTACATAAAAAGATAATAAATTCAATAATTTAGTGTATTGTAACACTGTAACGTGTGTAACAGGGGGGTAATGAGTAATTTAAAATTGGTTAGGGCTAAAATAATCTATACTTATTAAAAAAGGGAGGTGGTCAATCCTCCCTTTGCACACATTGATGATTTAACAGAGACATTACGTTTTTTGGGATTCGAGGCCCTGAACCATCTACGTCTGAGACACGACTTGTGTGTTTAGCCATCGGAATTTCCCTCTATCCCAACTCTAAAAGGGTGGCTCACCCTTAAACTGTTTAACTTTACTTGGCATAAATTTTGTAGTTTTTAA